GGCGGAGCAGGAGATGACCAAGATCACCACCCGCAAGGGCGACACGCCGATCACCGACCCGAACGATGATCTCCGCTGGCTCTACATGGAAGGCTACGAGCTCGGCAACGACCTCGACCAATTCGACGCGCATCTGCTCGGCGAAATGGTCCTGCCCACGTCCCAGCGCGTGCAAGCCATGGCCATGGCCTACAACCGCGCGGTTGACCGCGCCATCCTCGCCGCCGCCACGGGCACGGTGATGACCGGCGAGAACGGCACCAGCGCGGCCAGTCTGCCCGGAGGCAACCAGATCGCGCAGGACTATGTCGAAACCGGCGGCGCGACCAACAGCGGTTTGACCATTGCCAAGCTGCGCCGCGCCCGCGAAATCCTCCTGGCCAACGACGTTGACCTGGACGGGGAAGACGGGTCGGAAGAAGCCTGCGTGCTCGCGCTCACCGGCCGCCAGCTCACCAACCTGTTGCGCACCACCGAAGCGACTTCGGCGGATTTCAACACGGTCAAGGCTCTGGTGGAAGGCAAGCTCGACACGTTCCTTGGCTTCAAGTTCCGCCGCGTTTCCGCGAAGGTGGCCCCGAAATCCGGCGACGTGCGCTCGTGCGTGGCCTGGTGCAAGTCGGCCATCCTCTTCAACGCCGGCGAGAAAAAGACCACCATCGACCGGATCCCGGACAAGCAGAACAAGATCCAAATCTACTCGACCGCCCTCATGGGTGGCATGCGCCTGCATGACGAGGGGATTGTGGAAATCCTCTGCAACGAGGCCGTCTGAGTCTAACTCCAACCAATCAAACTTCAGTCGCCCCCCGCGAGGGGGGCGCGGATTGAAACCAACGAAAGGAAAACAACCAGTATGGCCAAATTCTACGGAACCGAAGGCACCAAATACAATGACGGTGTCACCTCGAAAAACCTCGCCAAGCGCGCCGATGGCAGCCGCACCAACATGCGCCTGCATTCGATGGTCGAAACCTTCACCATCCCCGCCACGTTCGCGACCAACGACGAGATCGTCCTTCCGCCTCTCCCCAAGGGCGCGATTCAGGTCCCCTCGCTGTGCGCGATTCATGCCAACAAGAAACCCGCCGCGACATCGATCGCGTTCGTGGTCGGCGACGCCGCCGACGACGACAAGTTCAGCGCGGCCGTGACCGTCAACGCGGCGGGCACGTTCGCCTTCACGACGGCGACGGATCAAAGCATCGCGCTGGCGGAGGCCGACGGTGCCACCCCGATCCTGCTCAAGGGCACGGTCACGGGCGCGGTCGATACCACGGCGGTGCTCACCATCCGCATCGGGTATTTGCTGCGCTCCTGAGGCGGGGCCGATTCTACCCATTGAAAACCAGGCCCCGTCGTTCTGCCCGTCAGGACGGCGGGGCCGATTCATTTCCACCACACCATGACCCAACAGCAAATCCAAGACGCCGCGCTGGCCCGCATTGGCGCGGCCACGGCCACGGCATCGGCCACCTGGCCGGTGGGCACGAATTCCCCGGAAATGGTGGCGGCCATCACTTCTTATCCGCTCACGCGCGACCGGCTTTTGCGCGCCCATCCTTGGAACTTTGCCAAGACCCGGGTCGAAATCACCGCCGACGCGACCGCCCCCGCTTTCCGGTGGGCTTACCGCCATGCCATCCCCGCCGGATGTTTGCGGGTTCTCAAAGTCAACGGCCATGATGAGGACGAGCCGGATCGGTCCTGGGAAGTGGAAGGCGCGTGGATTCTTTGCGATGACGAGAAAGCGAGGACAACCTACATCGCGCAAATCACCGACACGACGAAGTTCGACCCGCTTTTCACGCAAGCATTGATCGTGCTGCTCGCCTCGGAAATCGCCGGGCAGATCACCCGCGGGCAGGACATGCGCGCCGGGCTCATTGAAGAATACGAACGTATAGTGGCCCCGCTCGCCCGCCGGGTCGATGCCAACGAGCGCAACGAACGCGGGCGCCTGAACTACTTCGACAGTGATCTGGTCCGCGCCCGCATGGGCTTCTGAGCATGAACATTCTCGTCAACAGTTTCAACACCGGGGAAATCTCCCGCCTCGCCGAACACCGGGTGGATCAGCCGCGCCGGCATTCGGGAGTCACACGCATGCGCAACATGCTGCCGCGTGTGTTCGGTGGAGCGATGTCCAGGCCGGGCACGGAATACCTCGGCGGAGCAAAAACCACCGGGGCCACCATTCTGATCCCGTTCGCGTTTTCCACCACCACCGCTTACATGATCGAGGCGGGCGCGGGATACATGCGCTTCTGGAACCAGGACGGCACTCCGGTGGAAGCCGACGGCGCGCCCTTCGAAGTGATCACGCCCTACACACAGGACGATTTGCCGCGCCTGCGTTACGCGCAGGCCAATGACATCATGTATCTGGTCCACCCGGCCCACCCGGTGGCCAAGCTGGTGAGGGTGGCGGAGGACAATTGGACGTATTCGGCCGTGGATTTTGGCGCCGACGGCAATTGGCCGCCCATGGAAAACATCAACGCGGAGGACATCACCATCACGCCGACGCAAAATCCGGCGGCCAACGGTGTGCTCTGGAAGTATTGGAAATGGACCGGCACCAAGACGCCGTCGGACGTGCGCGCGCATTTCCGCGCCGGCAACGCGGCCACGGCATCCGGAACGGCCACGGTGCCCGCCCTGGGCATGTATGGCTCGGAAGACACTACCCAGTTCGGCTATTATGTGGAAACCTGGGTAAAGACGACAGTCACCGGGACCCATCTTTTTCGTTCGACATCCGACGGGGGAAGCGCGCTTTGGATCAATGGAACGCAGGTTTTCAACAACAGCGCGGCGGGCACGCATTCGGGAAGCATTTCCTTGACCCCGGGGTTCCACAAAGTCGAACTGGTTTTCACCGACAACACGGCACCGAAGGCATGGGCGGCTGCGACCGCCTTCCAATGGCAGCCACCGGGCGCGGGCAGTTATGTCCAGGTTCCGGCGGGCAGCCAATACCAAGGGTTTCTCGACACGGCCGCGCTCGTGGCCAATGCCGATGTTTTCCAGGCCGGGCATGTCGGTTCTTTCTGGATGGTCGGGCATGACCGGACATCCTCCGCCGAAAAACTCGACCTTTCTTCGACGGGCACGAGTAACACGATGCGCATCCTAGGAGATTGGAGTTTAAGCACGGTCGGCACCTGGCACGGGACATTGTTGGTGCAACGGTCGGAAGACGGCTCGACCAACTGGCAAACCATCCGCAGTTTCCAGTCGTTGGACGGTGCGGCGCGCAACGTCAATGTCTCTGGCCGGGAAGAGCGGGAAAGTTATCTGAGGCTGAATTTTACCGATGGGCCCGGAAGCCCCGCGAGTTCACCCAATGCGGTCCTTGAAGCGGCCGACCCGGTCATTTATTCCCTGCTGCGGATCACGGCCGTGGCCGACGCTCAAAACGCGACGGCGGAAATCATCAACGGGTTGTATGCATCAACCGCCACCAGCAATTGGGCGGAAGGCTCATGGAGCAACGTGCGCGGGTTTCCCTCGGCCGTCACCTTCCACGAGCAAAGGCTCACCCTGGCCGGCGGCCAGCGCATCTGGGCGTCGGTCATCGGCGACTGGGAGAATTTCCGGCTGACAACCCTCGACGACAGCGCGCTGGACATCCTGCTGGGCTCGACGCAAAGCCATGCCATCCAGTGGATCCGCTCGTTCTCCGGCGCGCTGGCCGCCGGCACAAATGCCGACGAATGGATCATCGATCCGGGCGAAAGCGGGAGCACGCTCACCCCGACGACGATCCGGCAAAGGATGGTCTCTTCGGCAGGTTCGGGAGACGTGCCCGCCATCATCGCCAACGATGTGATCTTGTTCCTCCAGCGCAACGGTCGGAAGTGGCGCGAGCTCGTGTATTCCCTGGAAAAAGACGGCTACGTTTCGCCCGACATGAACCTGCTTTCCGAGCACGTCCTTGGCGAGGGTGTGCGCTGCGCCGCCCTGCAGCGGCAGGATGACACAATCCTCTGGTGTGTTCGCACCGACGGGCTTCTGGCATCGATGAGCTATGACCGGCAACAGGAATTCGCGGCCTGGGCGACGCATGACACGCGCGGCGGGCTCGACTCGTTCCAATGGACGGCGGTCCTGCCGGGAGGCGACAACGAGCCCGACCAGGTCTGGTTTGTGGTCGAGCGGGAAATCAAAAGCGGCGGGCCGGTGATGATGATCGAGCGATTCCACCCCGAGTCGATGATCTGGACCACGGCGGCGGATCCCGCCCCGTGCAATCTGGACTGCGCGACGGTTGCCGAAAACCCGGTGGTATTGACCGGATTGGATCGTTTTTCGTTGACGTTCCCGACCCCTCCCGGTTCGCTCCCCGAAGGATGGGTGCATCCTTGGAAAGCAACGCTGGTGCAGGATCACATCACGGTATTTTTGGCGGGGGTCTTGCCTCCGTTCGGTGCGGGAGCCGATATTGATCTCACGGGCCTTGGCCTGGAACTCGCCGTCGTGGGTTTTCCGATCCATTGGAGTGTGCGCCCGGTGTTTCCCCATGTCGATTTGAACGACGGCACCAGCCGCGGGCGGGCCGCGAGAATCAACGCGAAGACGCTTTATTACGATCGCTCGATCCGAGCGACGGTTTCCATGTATCGGGGGGATTCGAGAATCCGCGCGCAAGACCACGCGTTGTGGAGAATCACGCAAGGGCTTTCGTTCCAGTATCCCGGTTGGCCGGATGAGAGCATTCCCGCGATTGCCGACGGCGAAATGATCTGGACCGGGCCGCGCACGGCTTCCAGCCTGGACGGAAAATGGAAATTGACCGGCGATTCCGGCCCCAACACTCCATGGGTGCCATGGGCATTGACCTACCATCCAACGCCTTCCACCATCAAATCGGCTGCCACGTCCACCAAGCTTGTCGATTTTCCTGGTCAGGCGGATTGGATGATTGACTCGGTTCCATCACCATCCATCTCCTTTGTGGCGGGCAACGTCCGCGCGAATGCCGACATCTGGCACACGGGAGCATTGGAGCTTTTCCAGGACGCCGGAATTTCCGATGAAATCCCCATGGTGGAGATTTCCTCCGCCGGTCCCTATCCCATGCATTTGAATGCGATCATTTGGAAACTCGAATTCTACGGCCAATGAGCGAGCCCCTCCAACTCCGCATGGTCGAACCCGCCGACCTCGAACTGGCCGCCACCTGGGCGGAGGAGCACGGCGCGCCGTTTGTGCCCGCCATTCTTCCCCGGCTCGGTGTCGTGGCGGTGGATGAGGACGGGCCGGTCGCCATGTGTTGGCTGCACATGGACAATTCCGTGGGCGTGTGCTGGCCGGAGATGCCCGTCTCCAAACCCGGCCTGGGAGTGAAGGCCGCCCGGCACGCCTTTGCCGCCATCATGGGTTTCCTGGAAGAGGAAGCCCGCCGCCTGGACTACGGCGTGATGATTGCCAATACCCAGCCGGCCATCGCCCGGATTTTGAAACGGCTCGGGTTCGAGGAAGCTTCCGCCGGATGGGTGAAAATGTATAAAAAACTCTGAATTATGGCCATCGACAAAATCGCGGCAATCGCCTACATGTCCATCGCCGCCTCCGCCATCGGGGCCGGTGTTTCGTATTACGGCCAGCGGCAGGCCGCCAATTCCGCGGCCGCCATCGCCGACTACAACGCCCGGGTGCAGGAACGCAACGCCAGCGCGCAACTTCGGCTTCAACTCGCGCAGGCCGAACTGAACAAGAAGGCCTTGGACATGCAGGCCGCCGCACAGGAACAGGCCGCGCGCCTCGCTTTCCAGAACGCGGAGGCCATGCGCATGGATGCCGACGCGCAATCGGCCATCGACCGGGCGGAGCGGGAGAAAGCCCGCCGCGAACATCTCCGGCTGATGGCCACGCAACGCGCGAAAGTGGCCGGCTCCGGCATGGTTGAAAGCGGTTCTCCTCTCATGGTCCTGGCGGAAACCGCGAGACTGACCCAACTCGACATCGAGGAACAGGCTTATGCCTCCGACCTCGACCGCCGGGCCCGGCTCCGTGAAGCCGACCTGACGGAGTTCCAGGGGCGCCAAGGTCTCTTCGAGGCGGGCATGACGCGATTCAACAAGGGATTCGAATCACTCTCGGCCGCCTCGGCCCGGGCCGGTTACGCGAACGCCCGCACCGGCATCCGTCTCGGACTGCTCCAATCCCGCGCCGATGTGTCGGCCGCGCGCATCGGTGCCAACGCGAGCTTGCTTTCCGGTCTCGGCACTGTCGGGACAAACTACTACTACGCCCGCAACGAGTTGCCCAAGGCAAGAGGCACCACCACCACCACTCAACCCGTAGCCAGAGGCTGATTTATGCCCCGCATCCCGCTTTTCAACCAAGGCGCGCAACCGGCAAGCCGGGCCGCGCGCATTCGCACGCCCATGGCCCCCACGACTCCCGTCCGGGTGGCCATGGGAACTATCGACAAGGAAACCATCGCGAACTTTTCCAGCGAGCCGGAAGCGGACCCGCGGCCGTGGTTGCGCGAAGGTGCCGCCACCGCGCGATTCGGCGAGGCCATCCAGGAGGCCGGGCAGGTACTCAACAAGCTTGCCCTGGCCAAAGCGGAAACCATCAACCGCCTCGACCTGGCCGAAGGAGAGGCCGCTTTGGATCGCACTTATGCCGATTTCGAGCAGTGGAAGCAGCAAACCAACGCGGACCCGCGCGAGTGGGGGGCGGAATGGGAACGCCGGTCCGCTGATCTGGAAAAACGGGCCATCACCGATCGCATGTCGCCGGTGGTGAAGGATCGGATGACGGAAGCCATCACGCGCTTCCGCGCCCGCTCGGCCATTCTGGTGGAAACCGACGCGACGAAAAAGCTTTTCCAATTGGATGGCGATCGCATCCGGGCCGGTTATCTCCGGGCGGTGGACGAGGGGGATTTGCCCCGCGCCACGGGTCTGGTGGAAGAAGGCGTCGGCCTTGGGTTGCTGCCGGAAGACGAAGGGGTGAGGATGTCCATCAACGCCCGCGAGCAAGTGAAGGCGAAGAAGAAGGAGGAAGTGCTCGACACGGTGACCGGATTAATTGAAAGCTCGCCGGAAGGGGCGGAATTGTTCCTGCGTTCCGATGAGGAAATCCTCGCCGAATTTCCCGCATGGGAAACCCTCGACAATGGTGAAAAGGCGAGAACCGCCCGTTATGCGGAGACCCGGCAGAACTCGGCGAAATCCAAGGCTCTCGACACCATTATTCAGGAGGCGGCCGAAGGAAGGATTCTTTCCCGGAACGCGCTCGACATGATGGTGGAAGACGGCCGGCTGCTCCCGACCGACCGCGACAAGTATCTGGCCTATGTGGAAGCCCGGAATCCGGTGCCCGACGATCCCGACCGCATCATGCAAGTGGTGGAAGCCATCGACAATTACAACGCGGCGGAGGATCCCCTGGGCAATAAAATCGTGGGTCTGAAACACTCGATGCTCCGCTTCTCGCAGGAGCGGACCAAATGGTTCCAGGAACGCATGAAACGCCGGGAAGAAGAAGCGCTTGGGCTTGTGCCGACGCACCCACACGCGGGCACGGCCCGGCAGGGTATTTACCAGGCGCTTTCGCGCGGGTTCTTCGGACCCCTCACCAAGATCGTGCGCGTCCAGGAACCGGTTCTCAACGATAAAGGCGAGATCATCAAAGACGCTGGCGAATGGAAGCTGAAAGATGTTTACGACCAGGAGAAAATTCGCGAGGCGAAAATCCAACAGGCCAAGGCATTGGACACCCTCGACAAGTGGCTGGCCAACCCGGCCAACGCGAACAAGTCCCGCGCGGAGGTGGAGGCCTTCGCGCAATCGCTGCTTCCAAAGGCACCGGGTCTATCCACCGGCGCCGGGTCTATTCTCGGCGAAGACGACGAGGATCCGGAAGGCTCTTTGAATTCCCTGCTCGACAACCCGCTTTTCTCCGAATGATCGAACTCACCGAAGACGATGTGATCCAACGCCTGCGCGACGTGCGCGAAGGAAAAGTGGATCTGGATCAAACCCGCGACGAGCTGCGCGCCTGGCGCGACCGCAGGCTGGCCGCAGGTGAACCGCTTTTTCCGAAGGCGGCAGCCCGGCGAATGGAAAGGGACAAGCGCTTGCGGCCGTTGTTCGACGCGGGCTTCGAGGGCATCGATGCGGCAGGTGATCCCGCGTTCAAGGAATGGCTCGACACGCAATCGATTGACCCCATGGATCGCAAAGCCAAGGCCGTGGCCGCCGCCAATGCCGCATGGCTGGCCGCCGCGACGAATTCAAAAGCCGCGAAAGTCGCCGAACGATACGACGCGCTCAAGGCCGGGCTTGCCACCGAATGGAACCTGCCCGACCACGAGGACCGCACGGTTTACGAGGCCATTCGCAAGAAGATGAAGGAGCAGGACGCCCGGCGGGAAATGGCCATGGGCATCGGAGAGGATGCCATCTATCACGCCCTTCGCGACGTGCCGCTGGCCGACGGGTGGAAAGAAACCTCCGCCAACCGGAAGGAACTGCTTTTGCCCCATGGCCGCGACATGTTCGAGATTTACCGGCAGAACCGGGAACGGATGGAAAAGGACCGCCCGTTCCTCCAGCAAGTGCGCGGGCTCTACCAGGCGCTGGCCGGCGGGGAAGAAGTCGGGAAGAAAAAAACACCGCCGCCTATGGGCGACGAACAAAAGGCCGCGCTGTTGGATTGGTTTGCCGGGCTGCCGGCCGATCGGCAGGACCTGGCCGTCAACATGCTGGTGTCTTTCGGTGGCCTGCAAAATCCCGGAGCCGGGGAAGGGGAGGCTGCTCTCGGGCAAATGCTCGAACAATTGAGGAGGGGGGGCAAGGACATGGTCCGATGGTTGGAAGGCGGATTGATCAAGCTGCCATTGCCCGGCCAAGGTTTTTGGGAAACCGGCGACGTGCGCGAGACGCAAAAGGCCATTCTGCCCACCGAGGCCGAAGCGGCCGCCGATCCGAAGAAAGCGGAACTGCGCGCGAATATCCTCAAACAATGGGAAGAAAAAGACCGGGACGACGCGCGACGCGCGGCCGTCGCGAAGCTTTCCGGAGCGCTGGATCAAATCGACCCGGCGTCCACCGTTAGCCCGTGGATTCCCAACTGGGTAGAGCAAGGGCTCTATGATTTTTCCCGTTCCGCTCCTTACACGGTGACCGGTTTTGTTCCTTACGCCGGCATTCCCGCGATCTTTGCCGCTACCAAAGGCATGAGAATGGAAGAATACCAGGCCCGCGGTGTCGCGCCGGAAATGGCCGATCAGATGAGCACAGTTTCCGCCGCGCTGGAAACCCCGGTGGAATGGCTCTCCAACAAGATGCTTCTGGGCAAGCTTCCCGGTCTCAACAAGGCACTGACCCGGCTCACCAGGGTGGATCCGGTCGGAGGCCTGGGCCGCGTGGCCG